ACTGCTGTCCAACTTCCACAAGTAATCGCCGGTGCGGACGAACCGCTCGTCGTCCTTCAGGACCACGACCGTCCCGACCTGTCTCCAAATGCTGACGGTGCCCACCGCTCCGATGTGGACCGTCCGTCGATATCGTTGCTGTCCGTCCATGTGTCGCCTCAAAACGGGATGTCGTCCGGATCGTTCGACGCCGGCTTCGACGCCGAGCCGCGACGCGCGGCCGGCTTCGTGGCGGCCACGGCCGGATCGACCGGCGAGCGGTGCCAGCTCTTGATCTGCACGTACTCGCGGCCAGACTTCGCGGAGACCGACAGAGCGGTCTCGATCAGCACCTGGCGGCCGATGAGCTGCCGCTCATCCCATTCCTGGCCCTTAACCGGCAGCGGCACGCCGGCGGCCTTCGCCACCGCCTCCACCTTGCCTCGCATGTGGACCGGAATGATCGCCTCGAGCTGCTGGCAGCCTTTAACCACGATGACGATGACGAGCGACAGCCCCTGCGGATTGTTTTCCCTCTCCATAAACTTCAGGCTCTTCGCTTTCGCGTCCACGATCTCGCCGGCATGCCTGCCATCCGGAACCATTGGCAGATCCTTCGGCTCGGCCTCGTCGCCCCAAAACTCGTCGAACCTCATGTCTGCACCTCCGGCCGGTAGCCCGGCGTGACAATGTTCCGATGCTCACCCACCAACGCATCCTCGATCGATGAGACCGCAGCGACCCAGCCGAGCCTGCGGTCGAGATACAGCTGAGCGACCGTGAGGATCCGTCGCATCGCGTCGTCGTGGTCCTGCTGTTCGTTCACGGTCAGGCCTCCTGGGGATCGATCTGGTCGTGCCGCGTGGCAATGAGGGCTCGCAGCCGCTCATGCTGCGAAGCCGTGAGCTTGCCATCGCTCAGAGCGGCGTCGCTCTCGTCTGCGATCTGCCCGAGCTGCTCCACGGTCTGGGCCTCGTCGACGCGATCCTGCCACCGCTTCGACGCCGGGGCCGGGGCCGCGGGCGCGGCCGGCTCGGTGCTCGACCACAGATGACGCAGCGACTCGATCGACAGCGGCAGCTCCGCCGGGAGGCCGAAACGATTCTTGGCGTCGAACGCCGCGCACCGCTCCGTATGCAGCACCCGCTGCTGGCCGCCACGGGCCTTCATCCGGCCGTCGGAGCCTTCGATGAGCGTCGTTTTGTAGTTCGCGAAGAGGAGCGCGTCGGCCCACTCACGCAGGAGCGGTGCGCAGTGTTTCGTCAGTTTCAGTTCGTACCGGTCATAGCCGTCGGTCTCATCGGGCGGGCTGGTCCGCTGGACCTTGCTGTGCGCGACCCACACGACGTGCATGCCGCGGCTGATCAGATGGTCGGCCGCCGTCAGCAGCTTCGCAAACTGTTCGGCGAGCATGACGTAGCCCTTGCCGAAGCCGAAGTCCTCGATCGACCGCTTGCTCGCCTTGGACACGAGCGCATGGACGGCGAGCCGTTCAGCCCAGTCGGCCGAGTCGATCACGACCGTGCGAAAGCCCTGGCCGTCGCGGCCCAGCTCCATGATCGCGCCCTCGAGCGACGTCCAGTCCTGGCAGACCACGCGGGCACAATCCAGATGCGCGGACCCATCCTCCGTGTCGAGGATGACGGCGTCCGGGAACTGTGCGGCGAGCGTCGTTTTCCCGATGCCCTCGAGGCCGTAGATCACGACGCGTAGCGGCGTCCGTTGCTTTCCGCGAATCACTCTCATTTCAAGCCTCCGTCAACATGTCAAACGATTCGTCGGCCGCCCGGCACAGCGCCGAAAACGTCGCCGATCTCAGCGTGTAGGTCCGCTCGGTGCGGCGCTTGGCCGAGCCGCACACGTCAAGAGCCAGCCGCGCGAGCCGCAGATGGCGAACGTCCGGTGAGTCCGGATTCACCGGCGTCTCTCGCGTCGTGAGCCTGTCTGTCGACTCCTCGGCGGCGTGACGCAGACCGTGGAGCGTGATCGGATCGACGAGGTAGTCGCCGTTGGCCTGCCGCCTCGTCTCCGTGCAGAACGCTCTGGCGACCCGCGCGAGCCGCAGGTGGAAAGCCTGCTTGAGGGCCGCGCCAGACCGCTCGATCGCCTGGTCGCTCCATCGCCTGGTGAGATTGCCTGGCATCTAGTCCTCCGTGACTTCCGCAACAACGCGCGGCCCGGCGATCTCCTCACGCCGGATGTCGATCGACCGCGGCCCGATGAATCCAAGCCGCGTGTAGGGGTTGTGGCCGCCGGTCTTCCCGATCTCCGTGACGACCATCCGGACCTCCCGATCGTCGAAGCGGATGACGACGACCTGGCCCACGCGCCGAGTCAGACTGAGCATGCGTCCTCCGAGCCGTCGCCCTGTCCGTGGGCTTCGGCACGCGGTCCTGTCATGCGGCTCCTCTGCCGCTCCATCCGTCCGCGATCCGTCGCGGACGTCTCCTGCATTCGCCGCAGCACGGCCACCGCTTCGCGGTCACCGGCTGCGAGCCATTCCGCCAGGTCGTCGCGCACGACCTCGAGCTGCGTGATCACCTCGACGAGCCAGTCGCTGATCGCGTAGCGGTCGCCGGCAGCGACTCGCTGGCTGGCGGTCAGTGAGCCGTCGTCCTGCGTCGTGACCGTTCCGCTGCACACGACAGCCGATCGCGACAACTGGATGAGGTCGATGCCGGCGTCCATCACGGCGGCCATCATGACTGCGAGAGTCTGATGGCGATCGGCCGCCCATACTCCGCACGGCATGCGGTGATCTGCGTCCGCCGCTCGCGCTCCTCCTGCGACCACGTCATCCGGATCGCAGAGCACATCAGCTGGATCAGCAGCTCGTTCGGGTCCCAGTCCTTTTTTGCGTGACGGATGTCTCCGTCCTCGGACAGATGCAGCCGGTTCGTCATTAATCCCTCCATGGATGCGGAGGGCCGCCGACGCTGTTGTCCGTGATCGCGTCGCCATGGCGTCCCTCGCCCGGGTGAGCGTCGACCGCTGTGGTCGACGTTGGGGCGAGAATTTACGCAGACGTAGCAACTCGGTCAAGGCTAGTTTGTACGCGGCCGTAACAGCCGAAAAAACCAGCTATTTCAGCAGGTCATCGACCGGCACTTTGAGCACTGCTGCCAGTGCCATCACGGTCGAGGCCTTTGGCGACTCAATTCGCCCGGTGCAGATCCGGTAGAGCGTGGGCCCGCGGATGCCGGCCTTCTCTGCGACCTCGTCAAGATGCATGCCGCGATCGGCGGCCAGCTTTTCGATCCGGCGACCGATCTCCGTCCGCTCCAGCCGGCGTGGCGATCCGCCCGGGTGTCTGTCGCCTACTCTCGCCACGCCGGGCCTCCGTGACCTGCGTTTTCCCGGGCAATTGAGGGTTGGAATCCCCGGAGGGGATTGAACGATTGGAAATGGCGGGGACAGGACGCGACTATGCAACGTCGGCACGGTCGATACGACCGGCATGGCCGGCAAATCCGCACGGAGGGTTACTTCGCATGGATGCGTGACCTATCTCTGAGAGGAGGCACGCCATGACACTCACAACATTTTTGGTTGACATCTACGTCCCGCTGAAACTTCGCGGTCGCTCCCCCGAAAGCGTCCGGCTCCTGCGTCACTCAATCACGCAGTTCTCGCGATGGCTTGGTCGGCCGGCCACCATCGACGACCTCGAGGATCTCCGGGTCTCGCAATGGTTGGTGGCGATGGGCCACCGCAAGAGCCCGGCGAGCGTCGCCCGGGAGCGATCCGGGATCCTGGCCCTCTGGAATCTTGCTCAAGGCCGCGGGCTCGTCCGGCTCAGGCCCACGGTCGCGCCCGAGCTGGTTCCACACCAGATGCCGAGGGCATTCTCGACCGACGAGCTGCTGCGGCTGGCTGACTCAGCCAGGCGGTCGATCGGATGGGTCGGTCCGGTGCCGGCGTCGATCTGGTTTCCGGGTCTGATCGCCGTGGCCCTAGAGACGGGCGAGCGGATCGGGGCGCTCCTGCAAACGCCTCGCAGTTGCTGGCGGAGGCCGACGCTGGTCGTCCCGGCCGCCGTCCGCAAGGGTGGACGGCAGGAGCGTGTGTACGAGCTGTCGCCCGAGGCCTGCGACCTCATGGATCGCGTGACGGATCACAAGGGCCCGTATGCCATCTGGTGGCACTGCTCCGACACGGCACTTCGGAAGCGATGGAAGACCATCACGCGGCGAGCGGGACTCGGCGACGGTCGCGATGTTCAGTTTCACGCCCTGCGTCGATCGACGGCTTCGCATCTGGCCGCCGCAGGAATCGACAGCACGGCCTATCTGGGACACAGCTCGGACCGCGTTACGCGTCGGAGCTACCTTGATCCCCGGGTCGTGGACGCGACCAGGCCGAAGGCCTGGCAGTCGCTGCCGCGAGTGTTTCGTCCGGATCCGGAGCCGCCGGCTATGCCGGCTTGACCGGAGTCTCCGACTGGACACAATGCCGGTATGAAGATCGATCCAGCAGACTACGTTCGCATCGGCACCGCGGCGGCCCTGGCCGGCGTCACCCGCGCCTACATCAATCGCCTCATCAAGGCCGGCCGCATTCCGGCCGTAACGATCGACGGGCAAAACTTCGTCCGGCGAGCGGATGCTGTCCGCTTCAAACCCGGGCCGCCGACCGGGCAGAAGTAGGCTTTCCGCCGGGAATTTTCGTCCCGAAAAATTTTTTGGTGAAGGGCTGGAAACACGGTATCCGATCGGATACAGTGTGGGGGTCAGGCACATGAGACCTGACGCAACGCAAGCCGGAAGACGAAACAATGGACACGATGATCACCGACACCAGCCGTCGGACTGCCCTTGGCAACGAATACCTGTACGTCGAGATGCAGTGCGGCAAGCATGCGGCGTTGGTGGTGGTTTGCCGTGGTGCCACCAACTACGTGCAGGTTGTGGTTCAAAACGCCATGAATCGTGC